CTTCTTCAGCAAATGATTCATCCTCCATTGCTCTAATCTCACTAGGATTTAATTGAGTTTCAGATCTTTCATTAGCAAGAGCAAGATTAATATCATTAGTTCTTCTTGGTGGTGGTACAACTTCACCCATAGGTGGTTCTATTCCTGGTAGTGGTGAACCTGCTGGATCACCTAAATTTTCTCTGGTTAGGACACCTTCTGTTCTTGCATCATTATCTATATCTACTTTATCAAACTGTGTTCCAGCACCAAATGTCATTGTACCACTTCCTGCATCTCCTCTTGGAAGACTTTCAGCTTCTTCTGAAATAACAGGATCAGAGAATAATTCTTTTGTTTGTTTAGCAGTATCTGATGTATCTATTACTGGACCCATTGAAGCTGTCATGTCTTTAAATTTTTCTTGTAAAGTTTTAATTCCATCTATACTAATTTTTTCAGCTGCACCTGCTGGTTTGACACCTATAATTTCATTAACTGCCTCACGCAAATAGTTATATATGCTAAAGCTATCGTTATCATTTAACTTATCTACTTCTTTTTCTATGTTTTTACTTTTTAATAGATTATCTACTACTCCTGATGCAGATCTAGCTGGCCCTGTCCCTAACACCTCTAAAAGATCTCTAGCATTTTGAATTTGTTTAAGAGTTTTTATTGTTTCTTTATCTTTTAAGATATCACGAAATCTATCCATAGCACGATCTACATTATCATCTAACCTATCTTCATTAGGATTACTTTGAGTTTCGGATTGATCTGATGAAAAGCCTAAATCAGACATTTGACCACTTGTAGAAAGTTTAGATACTAACATATCTCTACCTACATCTTTACTCAATGGATTTTTATTATATTCTTTAATTAATTTTTCAACAGCATCTGATCCAAAAGGAAGTTTTGGAGTTTTTGTTGTGCTTCTTCCTGTAAAACTACTGTTTACTCCCTCCCACCCATCTGTTGTTCGTACTTTCTTACCTGTTTTTGGGTTAATTGTTACATTACCACCTATTCCTATTCTATTAATAAGATCATTAGCATTTTCTGATGAAGGTTCTCTTACATAATTATATAATTCTTTACTTGCTATTTCTACTATTAATGCTTTAGCTAATTTATTTTGAGTTTCAGGAGTAAAAATATCAGTATCTTTATATCCTAATCGTTTCTGTAAATTTTCTACTATTGGGCTATTTGTATTATAGTTATTTGCTAATAGTTGAAATGCACCTACTGCTGAAGTACCGTTTTCTCCTCTATTTATTTTTCCTTTAGTTGCATTAACTAATGCTCTACCAAATTCTTTTACTTCTTTAAAAGTCATTTTACTTATAGGTTTATTTGCGGTAGGTGTATTCCTTTCAGGATCAGGTTGACCAGGTTTTAAAAACCTACCATATCCAAATACAGTATCATAAGGATTTAATTTTTTTCTACTTCTTTTGTCAAAATTTGTTTCTTCACCTGCTATTATTATTTTTAATAGATGATCTATAACAGCATCTGTAGGTTTTTTAAATTCTTCTTCTGTTCTTCTTTTTAAATCCTGTTTAATTTGTGGTTCAATAGGTCTACGAGCCATGTTAAGTTCCTTTTAATACTGTTTGTACATCTACACGCATACTTCTTAACTTTTTAAGTATGGCGATTGCACCTTGCGCTCTATATATTTCTATCTCATCATCACTCTGTTCTAATACACGTAGCGCATCGTGTCTCTTAGAATCTAAATATAAGTTAAACAGTTCCTCAAAGTCCGGTGTATTTACTAACGGTAAAATGTCTCTAGCAGTTTTAACGTCAAGCATTACCACCACCTCCTTGCTGTAGCATAGCCATTAACTCTGGTGGTATTTGTTGTCCTCCACCTTGAGGTGCTTGTGCCTGTTGTTGTTGCTGTTGTGTTCCTTCATTGGGTCCACCACCTGTAGCAAATCCTTGTTCTCCTGGTGCAGGTGCTTGACCAGTTCCTATATTACCACCACCTGTTCCAGTTGGATCAATGCCTTGTGGAGGTTGTGGATTCTCTTCTACAATTTGTTGTTGCATTTGTTGTAATAGTAACGCCTGTCTAAATGCTTCTTCAGGATTGTTTGTTACCTTATCTACATCCAGATCCATAGTTGCTGCTATCTCACGCATGATGTATGGGAACTTAGCAAATGGTGCTAGTACAGGACTGCTTGCAATCTGTAAGAAACTAATAAGACGCTGGGATCTAACTTCATTCTTCATAAAGCTTTCTGTGCCTCTAGCTCTTACTTCTAGATCACCACGTATCTCTGGATCAAAATCAAACTGCATATTAAATGCAAAGATTGCCTCACCCATTGGACGTAACATATAGTCATCCATGTTTTTAATTACTGTACGTATTGAATTACTGGCTGCACCCATCAACATAGATATACCTGATGCAGTTCTACCTGTTCCTTGCACACCAGTTTGTCCGTATGAATACGATGGTAGTCCAGATGATTCATCCGATAATACTCTTGCTTTATCAAATAACATCATATTTTCACTTGACACATTTGGAAACTTAGTACCAAAGATAGCCTGACCTGGCGCACCACCTTGTCTTCTAAAGATTTTACCAGGATATACTGTAAGATCCTGACCAGGTGCTAAGTTTGTTTCATCTACCTCAATCAATAGATTACCAGATAAGATAGCATTGTCAACTGCTAATCTCATAAAACCGTTCATTAATGTTTGGGTATCATCCATGTTCTCTGCTAGACCTACACCAAAGAAACTATATGGGTTGATCTCATATGGACTTGCAACGTAAGGAATACGTTTAGGTGTAAATGGGTTGATAACAAATCTTAGGATCTGATTGTTACATACCCAACAGTTAATCTGTATCTCATCATCATTGATATACTTCTCTGGTATCTCTAGATCCTGTAGTGATGCTATATCTTTATCTATTGTACCCCAAAACTCTAATACTTCAAATCGTTCTACATCACCAGATCCACTACCAGCAGAATGACCATCGTTTCCAAAGTCAGAAGCAGTCTCAGCATCTTGTATACTATCTTCCCACCATTCCTGAGAATAGTTTTCACCATAACCAATAGCTTCTTCTATAGCTTTAGATCTAAAGAAAGGACGTTTCTTCAATGCTCTTAGTTGTGGTCTAGTTAAACGATGACGTTCAATTGTATACGTAGCATCTTCTATATTAAATGCATCTGGATCAGGATAAAAATCCCACACAGAAGTATACTCTACCTTTGGTATTGTTTTAATAATTGGATCATACTCACCCTCTTCATCCCAGTTTGCGTATTCTTTATCTACAGCAAACGGACCTTTCATTATTGCAGTACCAAACAACACACACTCAAATACAGAGTGCCTTAGATGTTTAGTAGCAGAGGATTCTTCTAGCTGATCTTTAATTTTCTTTTCCATCTTCTTAGCAGCAACCATAGATGGATGAAATGTAATAGCAGATTGTGTTTGTCCTGGTCCTTCTTTAAGACCTTCTAAATCTTCTAGGTCTTCTTTTAAAGGACCAAGCATTTCTTTGAGCATATCTGTGGTGGTGCCAGGTTCTAAATTTAAACCATCACCTTCATAACCATATTGATTTTTTATTTGCTCTAGTGCATCTTCTTGTTCTCGTTCTTTTGGATCTACATGAACAGTATCTAACACACCTTCAGGTAATGCTGTAGGTTCTATACCAATAGGAAATCTATTCTGACTAAATAGAACATCTATAAGTTGACCATATGCAGCAAGTACTTTAGTTTTGGTTACTTTAATAAATACTCTTGACTTTTCTGTTTCGGTAAACTGAACATCAGGACCATACAATCCACGATAATTTCTATATGCCTGTACCCATCTTTCTTCATCTGTATATCTTCTAGTTCTTGCACGTTCATATCTACCCTTGACATAACTAACTAAGTTATCGTAGGTTTCTTCTTCAGTGTCACCATCTTCTAATGCACTTAGTTTATTTTTGTCTACCATATTTTTTCCTTTTTGGCTGCAAGGTTCTATTTAATTTCTTTGATACAACTGCTAAATTTTTTCTTCTGTTGTCTCTAGGATTACCATTCTTATGATGTACCTCCATACCTTTCGGAGGTTTTAACATCTTTCTAGCTTTATTTCTACCTGCTCTATCTAGTTTACCTTTAGCAGTTCCTTGAGTTCTAACATATTCTTTTTTATAATTTCTAGGTTTTTTCATATCAATACCAATGACTATAAACAAATACACCGATAATAAGTACTAATCCAAGTATCATACCAGCGTATGCCCAAAACATCTAATATCCAAACGTAGCATCCGATGCTTGGTAACGGTGTTTAGGTGTATTTTCATACGCTACTCTTATATTCGTAGGTCTAGACATTATCATGTACCTTAGTGCATCATATAAATGATCCTCAGATTTAGTATCAACATCTTCAGGGTTTCTAGCATCCACTGGTAATGCTGCTATCTGACTGATCAGGTTCTTACAATTCTTTAATATCTTTATCTTAGGATCACCAGTATCTTCATCAATCATTAATCTTTTATGTAACTCTATCTTACCTGCAACTCTAGACCCTGGTGATCTATCTGATGGCCTAAATCTACATCCTTCTTTATTTATAGTTTCAGCTATTGATGGACCTACATCGCCTCTCTTAGCCCAACATGAACTATCTAGTAATGCATCTTGTATTCTACCATCATCAGCTTCTACCTCCATAATCATCTGACCTAATTTATCTGCTGTCAAACGATTTACATACAACTCTCTATATATCCACAAACAACCATCAAAATCTACAGCACCCCATAATATTGCTGAGTGTGCTGCATATCCAAAGTCTGCTGCTCTTATCTTAGTCCATCCATTCGGTATCTCAAAACTATCACACGTATGCGTTGTCTTATCAAACTCAGGGAATGCACCTTCTTCAACTACATCCCAATCACCATACAAAAACTGTTTACGTTTTACTTCTGGTAGTGATGCCAACATAGCAACATAACTTTGATCTTGTGTGAGATACGGATTATCCCATACTGATGCTGCTATAAACTTTCTTGTTATTTCGCTTGACAGTGTTCTACCATCTAGCTCATACTCTATCTTCTCAGTTATTCTAGTGTTTGGTTCAGCAGGATCTATAAATAACTTTTTAACCCATGCTGATCCTATGTTACCTGGATTACCTGTAGCTCTCATATGCAAAGGTATACTAGGATCTGTAGTACGTAACGATGACTTTAAGAACTGCCATATATCTGAATTAGCATATTGTGGTAGCTCATCTATACCAATCCATGAATAGGACTGTCCTTGATATCTTAACACATCTTGTAAGTTTTCGCAATACCCAAATTCTATTCTAGCTCCACTTGGAAAGTACCACGTATTTTCTTGACTTTTAAATTTAGCTTTTGGTTCAGCCTTACGATATATCTGCTGAGTTTGGAATATAACATCTCTTAGTTCTGGCATCGAGCGTCTTATAAGCAATGCACGATGAGCAGGTTTGTGTACATATCTTAATGGAGCTATAAGAAGAGAGTAAGTTTTACCACCACCTCTTGCACCTCCATAGAAAACTTCACGTTCATTAGCAGACAAGAACTGTGTTTGGGGTCCAGGATTT